ACCTACGACCTACGGCTTAGAAGAACGTAGAGTACTATTTAACACACTGTAATGTCATTAGTTTTTCCGCGCTCGCGCCGGATTTGTGTCATTACGTGTCGTTATATGCTTCTGCGTTTCGTTACGTGGCATCCATGCATGACACATCTGTGACACAGAGAGTGCACAGCCATGCCTGATGGCATAGCTATGCTTTTTCCCCATCACATCACCGGGCAGTCGTCGAACTCGCCAGAGCGAGCATCGTTGATGCTATAGGTGATCACCCCAAACACCGGCCGCGAAGTATCCGAGGCGTCATCATTCGATGGCAACGGCTCCCTCCTTCCATTTTCAGGGTTCTCCAGACATGGATGCGGTAGCTTCCTGTAGCGCATGATCCTGAACTCACCATCAACGGCACAGACAAGCAGAGAACCGTCTTTCGGTGTCAGTGATGAGTCCACGATAAGCATGGCACCCTTCATGATCCCCGCACGCAGGTATGTCGTCCCGGCTATCATCATGTATGTGGCGGAAGGATGGACAATAAGGCGCTTATCAAGCGATATGCGTTCTTCAACGTAGTCTTGTGCTGGACTCGGGAATCCCATAAATCACCTCCGATAGTTACTGTATGCATATACAGTATTAGTGATCGGTGGCTGTTATCAAGACATTAATGATAAAAAGCCCACCGAAGTGGGCTGGAGTATTGGCTTATTTCTTTAGGTAAGAACCCATGATTTTGACAACTGCACCTGACGCTATGGTGTTGAAGTTGGCGCAGTTTAGGTACCCTGCTGTATCAACAAAAACATTGGCTATGGCACCTGTATCGGACGACCAGGCCATAAGTGTTACAGCTTGTGCTGGTTGGGCTGTTGAAAGAAGTTGAACCATTTGAGCGCCAGAAGTAGACCCTCTTACAAAGGTGCCAGATATATGCACCATATGGCCCATAGATGTTGCTTTGAAGTCAGAGCCCTGAGACCAGTTATTCAACGGTGCTGCGGCAACTACACTTGGAAGGCCGCTAAAATTACCAAGAGTGTTGCTGTATGCTGTTACAAGTGATGGGTTGAAACCAAGCCCACTGACATGCTCTACACCATACCCCTGATTTCCATTTGCGATCAGTGAACCATGAGTGAATGTGTCACCTGCAAAAGAATAACCGTGTGTTGAACTTCCAGTTACCGATCCTTCACCTAATGTAATATATGCGGACCCTGCTGTTACTTTTATTCCACCAGAAACACTGGTGCACATATGTTGACCTATTGTCCATCCCACAGCCTTTGCTGGAACAACAAGAGAAAAATAGTTACCAAATACAAGAGTAGCCTCATACTGATCAATACTAATCCTTGTATAGTTTCCATTCCCTGTTGTAGATGGTATTAACCCCCAACTTGTGTTAGTACAAGCCAGTTTTCCTATACGAACACCATCAATATCAGCTCCCTCTGATGCATCAAGTATTCCTCCCAGCGTTAATCCGCCATTAGGTAGTCCAGCCGTGTAGGCAGTTCCGAGGTATACAGAATCAAGAGTAATATCTTGAACAGCAGAGACTGAATCAGATCTAATAATTAGGGAATCACCATACTGTCCGTAACATTCAACATTACCACCAACCAAACGTTGACATTTTATTGTTAACCCATGATAACCACCTACACATTTTACATACCCCATAGTAACACCTGAAAGGTGCTCTATGAGAATTGAATGTGTTGGNNTTGGCGGATTAGATGAAATTCCAAGGCTACTTAGTGTAGTAACGTTTGATATATGGATATTTGCATTACGTAAGATACCAGTGTCGCTAGAAGAAACTACTCCATAGATTTGCAACGCGTCTTCATAAGTTACAGTTGGATATACATTCTGAGAAACATAATTCCCACAGTCAATTGACAGGTTTTCAATATGGAAGCCGCGAGCCTGATTCTTAATTGCACCCTGTAAAACTGTACCACCACCGCCATCTACAAATCGGCTATAGTCACTGGCATATGTACCCATACCAATGCCGATCAAAGATATCCCAGGAAGGGTATTTCTTCCTGAGGTAAATACGTCAGTACAGTTATAGGTTCCATTTCCAAAGAAGAAAGAAATATTCCCAATACCTTCTGCTTTAGCTGCATCGTATGCGGATTTAAAACTACCATTATGAGGAGCGCGATCTACAAAAACAGCCCTTCTTGGAGGTCCGTAATGCTCTGAAAGTCCACCTATTAACTGATATCCATCAGGGGCCGCTAAATTCGAACGCAGTGATGCATCTCCTACGCTAACCCATTTCCCCTCGCCAATCCCGCCAGTAGTATCAGGCGTAGATCCGGGGGGTACTACTTTGGGGAATGTTCCGTCCCATCTGTAGTATTCCCCGTTGCTCTTCCAGCGCAGGCACTCGTTAGCAAGGCTAATGGTGCTGCCATCTTCAAAAGAATCCTTCGTGATATAGCCATAATTCAGAATAGCCTGATTAGCATCGTAATTAATACCTTCAATTGTACGATGATTATTGCCAAATCTGTCAACATAATCATGTTCTTTTGAAGTGACAAATTCGTCAATTTTCGCGCCACCGAAGACATGATCCCGAATGTCAGCGCTAGGAACTGCATTTTGAGTTGGAGTTGGTACCGGGATATTTGCGTATGAATTAGCCATTTTTCTCTCTTTTTGACGTAAGCAACCCACCGGTAGTACCGGGAGAGGCGCGCTGCATTCTGATTAATCGATCAGATAGATTTCGTCTGTGTATTCGACTAGCGAAAGCGTCTGGGTGTCATCTCCATTTGGTTTAGATGACTCCACGCGCCAGAGTGTGGAATTGAGTTCTTCACTGCTGGACATGAAATACCGCGATGGTGTTTGTACAGTCCTTCCATCGTAGATATTCAGGTCGAATGCTTCAGCTGCAGCTGTGAATGCTTTTTGATTGCCATTGACTGCATAAGCCCTGTAGCGCCCATGGAAGTTGCCGAGACTGTCAGTCATAACGACCCACATATCGCCGGAAAACTCCAGCCGTTCAGAGGTGGAAAAAACATCTCCGGAGCGCCCGGTCAGATATCCTGTCTGTTGCGCGTTGTCGTACATATCTGGGCACTGAACCACCGCGCCACGTACAACCTGTGTCGTTTCGAAAACTTTTACCGTCATGCTCATGCGTGACTGAACCAGCCTGTTGGCTTCCATCCATGCTCTATTGCGCGCCTGCGTGACGTTCCTGCACCCTGACAGACTAACTGTCATTGCATTTTCGGTCTGAGTAGTTACCTCGCTAATTCCTGAGCTACTAACCTGCAGGTAGATATATGCCTTCTTATTCGTGCGTGGATCGACATAATCCAGAGTGATGCCGTCATATCCGTTTGGCAGGCTCATGGAATAGCCAATTTTGAACCCATCCCAGAACATGTTGCTTCGTCCAAAAACAGCAGCCGGCACGTCCACCTTCTCGTCACGCCAGAACGTCAGCATGTCGCCGATCCAGTTGATGTCTACGCGAGCCGCGTTACAGATGACCTGAATACGCTCACCGAGAGACTGTTTCGAGTCTGAGAAGGTGTAATCGAAGAAACTTAGCTGCGGATCTGAAATGCTGTCAGCGATGGCATATAGCGTTGGAAGATCCAGGCGATTAACGTCCTGTTTAGCGACAACAACCCACTCATGCAGAACAGCATCGGCAAACGAACGCGAGGACCGCAGCGTGTAGTCAACTGCACCAGTAGTTCGGTTGTATGAGATGACCTGGCGCTGGGCAAGAAGGTTGTATTTCCTGTCTTTGCTTCCTGAAGCGAACTCAGTTTCCTGCACGGTCAGCTTAACCAGCGTGTCATCAGGATAGACGACATTCGTCCTGACGTTGATTGCGTGAGCAGCCAGGACATACAGTGCTGAACTGGAGTTTGAGTTATTGTCACGCTTCAGCGTGAATGCATAACGAGCCTTGCCAGCTGCTGGCGCGACTTTAAACGTGTAGTAGACATAATCCTGACTGCTGCTGGTATTACTGATAATTACCCGCATTGTCTCCTGTGTGCCCGGTACGATGTTATTGTCGTCATCGACTTTCCACCAGGTGATGATAACCGGGTTGTTTTTCCCTCCTCCGATGTTCCCGGACAGATGGAACCAGAGGTAAGTTGATTCAACAGCAGAGAAGAACGGGCCGACGATAGTCCCTTCATATTCTGTAATCTGGAAGTATGTCGTGTTAATGGTGGCGTTTGCTGGCGTCTCGATGATGTCATTGCCGCCCAGATCGCTAAAGACAAACGTATACCACTGAACAGGGTTTATCACCGCGCCATCATTGGTCAGGGTGACACTAATGAGTTGGCCAGTAACGGCAATATTTTTCGTAACTGAACCTGATGCAGTGGCGTAGGTGACGTTGATTACGAATGTTACTGACAGAGGCTTTACTGCATCGAAGAAATAATCGAATGCGGAGTTTTTGACGATTTTTACTGAAATCTGCCCACCGGCATACGTGCCCTGGACGATGCTGCTTGTCGTGGCCTGCTGTTTGATAGCGCCTGTATCCTCATTCAGCCCGGGAAGCTCTTGCCCGTCGACATCATCAAACGCATATCCTTCGTTAATCGTGCCGATTACCTGTCCAGGTTGGTAAATCTGATAACTGGCCCCTGCCATCGCGGTGAATGACGATTCTGAATATCTGACAGACGAGATGTCATAGCGTCCATACCCTACTTCCATGAATTCAGTGACGAATTTCTTGTTATTGATGTACTCGAAAAGTGATTCCTGGATCAGGTCTGGGTAAGAGCGCACTTGCCCGTAAATATTAGGGCGACCCTTGTATAGTCTGGCAACGTTTGTTTGCCCGGTTAAATCGTTGTTTGGAGACTCGCCAGTTGCGACTGATGGGGTTTTCTTGATATCTCCTACAAGTGTCTTCTGCAGCGCTGCCATAGCCTTCTTGGTCAGCTTAATAGGGTTGAGTGCTTCCCACGGTGCAGAAAGCTTAATCAGGTCTTTAATGCCACCCATATTCTGAGGCTGGTCAAACACTGACAGGTGATCATCAACCATGAATCGGTAACCGATATCAAAATCGTCACCTAACTCCTTGCCATTGAGCTTCACGATTACCGAATTATGCAGCTTCTGACCATTCAGCCAGTCAACCATACGCTGACCAGGCTCAATTCGTCCGCGTTGTTTTGGCGCGCCTGGTAGACGCTGGATTTCAAATGTCGCCATACTGCAGGAACTCCGTTTTCGTGAATGCTCTTTCAAGTACAGGAAGCGGGTCAATCCGAACGCCCTCACCTTCCCCGCGGGAATGCAGACAGCGATTACTCCCGATCACGATACCGACATGATCTGGCCGCTCTCCTCGATAGAAGACAGCAATGTGCCCCTCCTTACGAGATCCAGCTCTCCAGAAAATTCGATCGCCTTCGTAGCATGTGATGAAATCTTCACCGGCCTCGTAATCCGGCGTCTGATGTATTTCGATTCCTGATACATGGCGAAAGTAAAGAACGACTAATCCCCAGCAGTCCACTGCATCAAAACTACACGCGCGATCAGCCCACGGAAGTGAATTAACCTTCCGGATAAATTCAAATTTATTCATCAGATATTACTCAGTCCGGGATACAGTTCGACGGTATAGATAATGCTTGTGGCCACGGTAAGAGGGTTTGTCATCCCCACCGTGACAGAAACGTTTTCAGCGGCGGCGGCCACATCCCGTACATACATTGAATACGTCTTAAGGGGTGCGGTGTCGCCTATGTTTTCCCAGATGTCGTAGCGGAAAAGGATCGGCTCCATGCGGGCTGGGCCGCGCCACAGTTTCAATCGCTGCTTTATATCCTGAGATAGCGAAGCGAAAGTAATCGTTGCATTGAGCGTGGTTGTTCCATCCTGTGCAGGTTCAGAGAAATCGAACCTGGTTGGCTGGTATACCTGACCGTTAAATGTGGCGGGTTCGAACAGGTTATTTACCAGCCTGTCAGTACCGAATGCAGAATGTGAAAAGACAACAGTCTGCTTAAGATCTGACGCCGGCCTGCGCTCTTTCCATTCACGGAGTGTTGGCATCTGGAAGGATCTCCGTCACGATTAAGTCATACCAGTAACCCGCGCCTGGCTGGGCTCCAACAATCCAGTCATCGTAGTCTTCAGTAATATCATTCATGAAATTACAGATGATGTCCGCCGTCCAGGTGACAGTGTTTCCATTCTTGCTGGTCTGCACCGGCATGGTGATGAAGTGAACCTCCTGCACCTGCACGCCCTGGGTATCGCCCAAATCAACAGGAATGTCGAACCATACCTGGCCACGATTACAATATGTTGGCGACCGGAGCCATGACTTGAAACGCTCGGCTTCAGCAACGGTGAAAATCCAGTTAAGATTCCATGTCGTTTTCAGGTCAGTGGTTATCGGGGTGAACACCNNACCGCAGGACCAACTGCAGGATTGCTTTGCCTGAAGCTGGTGTCCTGTGTCATGTTCATGTTTGCACGCTGAGGAAGCGGCAGGAATGGCGGGGATTTTACATCTGCCATTAGTAGTCTCCGTTTGCCTGGCGTGAAAGTCCGTATGTTGATTCCAGCGTTGATGACATGGGCCCGCCAGTCTCTACGTCCTGAATGAAAAGATCGACCACCTGATTTCCATTATCATTCCTTGTCCTGGTCTGAACGTCAGCGCCGGTGTAGTTATTCACGTTAACCACGACGCCACCGCTTCCAGATCCAGCTGAAGACATATCCTTATTGCTGATGACCCGTCCATTATCCCCTGGAATCATGTACTGCTTACCGGTACTCGCCCGGTAAATCTCCGGCATACCGCCCTCACCAACCTGGTACATGGAGCCAGCCGATACCGGTCCGCCATTCTTGCGCTTCCCAGACAGTCCCTTTCCAACAGCCATGGCTGCCACCAGGGCCCCAAGACCAATCGCCACAGCACCGCCGAATGAGCCGATAGAAGCTACAAGCGCTGCTGGCGTCCATGCAGCAGTAGTTGTGGCGGCTGAAGCTGTGCTGGCGGCGGTAGTAGTGGCAAGGCTGGCCGTTTGCGCCGCAGTAGTGGTTGCAATCGCAGAGGTTTGTGCAGCAGCACCCATGACCGCAGATTTCACCCAGTCGACGCCCATCTGAACGAAGCCGTTAATCAGGCTATTCAGGGCATTGCTGGCGAGAGATTGCATTGCCTCCTGCGCCGACATGCTCCCGGTGATGATGCCGGTTAAGGCATTGGATGCATTGCCTGCGAGAGAGTCAAAGCTCGCGGCCAGCAACTCATTACCCATACTCTGGTTACGAAAAATCTCCCACTGGGCAGCGATGCGCGCCTGCTCATACTGCGTGTCAGTTGCAGCACGCAATGCCATGGCGTTCTGGTGAGTAATCAGCCCCTGCTGCTCGTATGACTGAATAAGCGCAAGTTTCCTGGCGTTCTCGTTAGCCAGTTGCTGAACGGGGTCAACTCCTCCGACAGCCTCCTGCTGTGGCGTCACAGCCTGTTGAGCCTGGATTTTTGCGAGGTTAGCCTGGTGAGTTGCCGCCAGTCGTTCTGAGGTCTGGTTGTACTGCTCCTGGCTGATTTTCTTCGCAGCCAGCGCCGTATTCAGATCCTCAACATCCTGTTTGTAACTGGCGTTCTCAGCCGCTTCAGGGAGAAGCTTCTGCGCTGCAGCTTCAGCCTTAATGGCGTTGGCTGTGTCCCATTTTTTTGCCGCATACTGACCGGCAAGCGCTATCTGCTCTTTAGTGGCTCCTTTCCCGAGCGACTGCTGCGCAGTCAGGATGGCCTGCTCGCGACTCAGCTTGTTCGTTGAGTCTGCCGCCAACTCCGATTGCTGCTTGAGGTTAGCCAGCTTCTGGGCAATAGAATCAGCCTGGGAAGCCCCCTTCTTC